GGGCCACCATCCGGCTCGCGTATGACAACCGGCGATCCGCCCGTCACGCCGCGAAGGCGTCCGAGGCCGCTGCCGAGGCCGCGGTCGAGGCTCGCGTCCGTCAGGCATACGAGTGACCAAAGCAAGGGAGGGGGCGGCCATGCCCAAGCAGCCCGCCCCCTCCCTGTCGCTCGCCGCTGGCATCGTCGTGCTGGCGTTTGGGGCCGCCCTGGCAGCGTTTCGCGAGCGGCCCGCCCCGTTCTCCCGACAACGGGACAAGCCGCCCGTGGGGGCCACCAGGGCTGGCGTAGGGGGCAAGACGGTGGCGGGCACGATGGTTGCACCCCCGATACCCCCTCGCCCGTCTGAGTGGTTCCTGGCTGGCTCTGCCGCTGTCGTGGCGTCCCCCGTGCGTCAGCCCCCGCGGGGAGTCCCGCCCGCTCTGGCAGACCTGCTCTCCCGCGTCCCCCGTCCCGACTACTGGCGCGACCCGACCGACCCGTCCTGCCCCGTCACGTGGGCGCACGAAGCCACCCACGGAATGACCTCTGAACTTTCTCGCGGTGGCAGGTGGGTTATGTACCTGCTGGACGGTCGGGCGGTTGCTTTCTCGGCCCAGCCAGCGGTGACCATCGGGCAAGTCGCCGCCTCAATCCCGCCCCACGAACGCGGCCCGATTTTCGACCTCTACCTCGTCAAGCAGCGGAAGGATTGGGACACCGAGCCGCTGTACCTGCTGGACGAGTGGAACTGCTACGTCCACGGCACCATCGCCCGACGGCAAGCGGGCCTGGAGAAGCGTGGCGAAACCGAGCGGTATGCCATCGAGATGGAGCGGTATTGCCGCGCGATGCTGGCGACCGTCGAGAAGCGAGTGCCCACCTATCCCGACCTTGCGCTGCTCCGCGACTTCATCGAATGGCAGTCCCGCCGGTTCGATGACCTGACGGCTGTCCTTCCCTGACACACGCCGACGTTCAAGCGTTACGGATTCAGCCGTATAACCGTCGCCATGTTCTCCCGATAGCGGGATTCGCAGCACGCGACCACTCACACCGACCAAGGAGATTTCGCCGTGGATGTTCTCACCCGCAAACTGCACGACCAGGCCGACGCCCTCGAAAAGCGGATGGCTGGCCTCGAGGAAGCGGCCACGACCGCCGAGGACGGGAGCGAGCAGGCGAAGCAGATCGCAGAGGAGCAGGCCACTCTGGCCGAGGAAGCGGCGATCATCGGTGACAAACTCCAGGCCCGTTCCGAAATCAACGCGAAGATCGCCAAGATGCGGAGCGGTCTGAACGTCTGCCAGCCGCTCGGCGGCACCGTCACCCGTTCCGTCGCGAAGGTCGAGGACGCCGAGGTCGCGATTGCCGACCTCCCGTTGCTTCGCGAGATGCCGCGTGGAACGTCGAAGGCCGCGGGCATGATGCTCCGCAGCCTCGCGACCCGCGAAATCACGGAGATCCGCGGCATCGGCCTCGGTGCGACCGAGGAGCCGAACAGCCACGGCGAACTCTCGCCCACCTACGACGGGCGGAACTCGGAACTCGTCATCGCGGACTTCTACCGCACGGTGATGGGCATCCTGCTCTACAACTCGGTGGCGTTTCAAGTGGCGACCCGCGTCACGACCAACACCAACCGGATCACCATCCCACGATCCGACGAAGACGTCGAAGCCGATCTCTACCTGGAAAACTGCGAGATCAAGCCGGTCACCATCAAGACCACCGGCATGACGATCAACGTCGAAAAGATCGGTGCCCGCGCTCAGGTGTCCAACGAACTGCTCTCCGACGCCGTGGTGTCGGTGCCGCAGTTGGTCGCAACCAAGTTCGGCAACGCGTTCGCGAAGAAGATCGACTCGCTCTGGCTGGAGGGTGACACCACCGCCGGAATCGTCGGTCTGCTCGACGCCGTCACCGAGGAGGTGGACATCAGCGGCAAGAACATGACCGCCGTCCACGTTGCCGAGGTGGTGAGCAAGGTTCACCCCTACGCCACCAACCCTGTGTGGGTGCTGTCGCAGGCCGGTATCGCCCACGTGATGCAGGCCGCGGCTTCGGCCATCGGTCGTGACCTCACCCAGCCGGTCGGCATCACCCTGTTCGGGATGCCGGTCTACCGCTGCCTCGCCCTCCCCGACGGCGTGCTTGGGTTCTTCGGTGACCTCAAGCAGACGTCCATGATCGTGGATCGTTCCAACGGTCTGACGATCAACGCGAGCCGCGACCGTGCCATCGAGTTCGACCAGACCGTGTTTGTCGGAACGCAGAGGCTCGGCGTTGCAACGCACGGCCCCGCGTACTGCGTGAAGTTGCTCGGCACCCCGCCGAAGGGCGTCTGATCCATTCACCGCGTCCAGCGGGCGGGGGGCGCGGCAGGGATGCCGTGCCCCCCGTTTCGTATAGAGGCCACCCATGTGCATGACATTCGGTCGCAGTTGCGGAGGCGGGTCGCTCCGTCCTCGCACCGTCGCAGTCGCACAGCATCCGAGGGTGGAGCCGATCACGCTGACCGAGGCGAAAGAACAACTCCGCATTTTCCCCGAGTACGCCGAGGACGATCCCTACGTCCAGGCTCTGATCTCCGCGGCGAGGCGAGTGGCCGAGGAGAGCATCGGCTTCTGTTGGGCCGTTCGGCAGTACCGAGCCAAGGTCTGCGGCTGTATCGGCTGCGGCTGCTCGTGCGGTTGCAACGAGTCTGGCATCGAACTGCCGAACCCGCCCGTCCTGATCGACGCGGATCACCCTGTCACGGTCGAGACGCCCGACGGGACGGTGCCACCGGAGGACTTCGACGTTGACCCTGACCGCTGGCCTGCCTTGCTGGTGCCGCGGCGGGGCTGGCGCGGGCCTGCGGTCGTTCACTACTGGGCTGGCGTGCCGCACGGCGGGCCGCGGTTTGAGATGGCACGCACGGGCTGCCTGCAACTCATCGCCCATTGGTATCGCAATCGCGAGAGCGTCAGCGAACTGCCGTTCTCCAAGGTGCCGCAGTCCGTGGACTTCCTCTTTGGTCTGGAACGCCAGACATGGAGGCTGTGATGGCGATCAACGCAGGGCAACTCCGCGAGACGGTTCAGTTGGAATCGCCGCGTTACGAACGGAACGCCGTTGGCGAAATGGTGCCGGTCGAACCGTGGGAGGTTGTGGCACGCCGTCGGGCGAGTGTGCAGGCTGTCGCATACAGCGAGCAGCGGCAACTCTCGCAGGTTGGCGGCTCTGCCTCGCACCTGGTGTGGATGCGGTACTTCGGCGGGTTGACCGGCGGAATGCGGCTCCGGTGGGTGTCGAGAGGCGACCGCCTCCTGTACGTCTCGAGCGTGGTCGAAACCGGCAACCGCGAGGGGCTGGAAGTCTACGCGGAGGAACGCGTCTGATGGCTCGCCTCGTCACGTTCAACGCCACCGACGTCGTGCATGACATCGGCACGCTGCGCAAGGGGTTCTCGGAACTCCCGCAGGGGCTGGCTCGGATTCATATTCGCGCCGCGATGAAGTTGGCGATGAAGCCGCTTCTTCCCATGTTTCGTGCCGCCGCGCCGCGGAAGACAGGAAGCCTTCGCCGCTCGGTGACCACCGTCACGAACTTCGACGGGTCAAGCGGTCGCTTCTATGCGGCGGTCGGCTTCGGGCGCAGCAAGAGCAAGCAAGGGCACCACGCCATTCTGGTGGCAGAGGGCACGAAGCCGCGATACACGAAGAAGCGGAAGTATTGCGGCGTCATGCCGAAGTCTCCTGCGATGGAGGCTCTCGCCTCGCAGATTCGGTCGGCAGCACCGCCCGAGTTTGAGATGCAACTGGCCGCGGCACTGGAGAACGCCATCCGTGCCATGCCGATCTACACCGCCCGCACCCGCGCACGGAGGAGCCGATGATCCCCGAAGCGTGGCTGTGGAAAGCCATCGAGGAAGCGACCGGCGTACCGACGCATCCGGCCTACGTGCCGCGTGGCGCAGTCCCGCCCTACGTGGTCTTCGCTCGGGGCGGCACCACCCGTGACCGGCACACTCGCGGCAACGCGGGCGTACCTGTCGCGTCCATCACCGCGATGGTGGTGGCTGGCAACTACCTGCTGGCAAAGCAACTCGCGAACCGCGTGCGGCTCGCCGTGGACGGGAAGACCGTCGCGGACGATGACGGCGGCGAGATCAAAAGCGTTGCTCTGGTCGATGAGTCCGACGCCGACCCCGAAATGTATGCGGGCGATGACCGCCCAACCTACGCCGTGAATCTTTCGTTCGATGTTCGTTTCACCGAGGAGACTTGACCGATGTCCTACACGATCACCGATTCCCAGAACACGGAGATGACCTTCGATGGCAAGACGTTCCTCGCCACGAAGATCAGCGTCCAGCGTGGCGGCAGTTCGGGCGGCGGCAACAGCAAGAACCAGATCGACGTCTCGCACCTCGGCCTCGCCAGCGGTGCGGAGAAGGTGTACCAGGCACCGCCGTTGAAGGAGCCTGCCGACACCAGTGCCAACGGCGTGGTCGCCACCGTGACCGTTGACTTCCTCGACCTTCAAAAGCCGACGCTGAACACCGACGGCGCGCTCGACCTGGGCGAGAAGTTGAAGGTCACTGGCATCGCCCAGTGCGTCGAATACACGCTCGACGCGAGCGTCAACGACGTCCTGCGGGGCCAAGCGAAGTTCGAGATGTCCACCATCAAGGACGACTGACGAATGGCTCGCACGTGCCCTACATGCGGCGGCACCGGCGTGATCGCGCTCGGCCAATGCCCTCTCTGCTACGGCAGCGGGAGCGTGGTCGAGGACGCGCAGGGGCTTGCCGTGTCGTGGGGTGGCGTGTCGCTCGGCAGGCTCGTCAACGTGCAGACCAAATCGGCAACCGTGAGCCTGGAGGACGTCACCGGCCTCAACTCGCCGGTCATTTCCTACGGCTCACACACTGGCATGATTCGTCAACTGATTTCGGGCGACATCACGCCAGGCAAGGCGACCATACGGTGGATCGGCACGAACGGGCTACGCGACCGGATGATCGGACAGAGCGCAATCCTGCTCATCACCTTGGCGACCGGCGAGTATGTCGGTGGCGTGGACACGATTCTTCTTTCCTACGACGTGACTCTATCCGTCAACAACCCCGTTGATGGCACCGCAGAGTTCCAGTTACTCGGAGTTTGAAACCATGCTGACCAGAGAAAAGATTCGCGAGATGGCTCGGTCGAAGCGCGACACCGTGGAGGTGAACGTGGTCGGCGTCGATACGCCGATCATGCTTCGGCATCCGACGTTCAAGGAATGGATGGATCTGATCCGAGACGCTCGCGAATCGGCCGAGGGCGGCGGTGCCACGGCAGAGCAGTTGGCGAAGGTGCTGGCCGTTTGCCTCTCTGACGGTGACGGCGACCGCATGTTCAAGCCTGGAGACGTCGCTGACATTCTCGCGTTGCCGCCAGACGTCGCCACCGCCATTCACGATCAGTGCTGGAAGACGGTGTTGAAGGTCGATCTGGAGCAAGCCGAAAAAAACTGACGTCCGAGCCGTTACGGGTTTTCCTGTTTCGGCTCGCGCTCGCCATGAAGGAGCCAGACCCCGACGCGATGGCGGAACGAATGTCGCTTCCGCTGCTCATGGAGTGGTTGGCGTACTACACGGTGGAGCCGTTCGGTGATGAGTGGCGGCGTTCGGGTCGGCTTGCCGCACTCGTTGCGGCGTCGGCAGGTGCGAAGGTAGATGGCGACCTCGAGATGGAAGACCTGTTCATGCCGACCGGCGGCAAGTACCGCGGCATGAACCAGACGGAAGCGCAGATGCTGGAGCAGTTGCGAAAGGTGCCCGAGATGCGGCAGCAGATCGACCGGAGGCGTTGAATCATGGCGATGTCCCGAATCTCGGCGGTGTTCGACGCGGACACCTCTGGACTGACGGCTGGAACCAAGGAGGCAACAGCCGCCCTTCGCCAGTTGAGCGGTGACATATCGTCGCTGGACGCCACGTATCGCAAGTTGGAGGGCTTCACGAACGTATTCGACGGGTTCGGGCCTGGTGCCGATGCGGCCAGTGCCGCGATGCGGCAACTCCGCTCGGACGTTTTCAACATCGAACTGGCGTGGCAGTCGGGCACCCTCACGATTGGCGAGTACCGCAACGCCCTGGCATCCATCGGTGAAGTGGCCGACCGGCAGGCAGACCTGCTATCTCGCGGCGTGACCGTCACTCGGCAGTTCGCGACCGCGCAGGAAAAGGCTGTGCGGGACGCAAGCGAGTTCGCCCAACTCTACGGCGCGGGCGCGATTGACGTCACGACCTACAACCGTGCAATCGAAAGCACGCAGGCTGCATACGCTGGCGAGCAGTCGGCGGCCAATCTCGCCAAGCAAGCGGAGAAAGAACGGCTCGACGTCATGGAGCGGGCAAAGACGGTCATCACCGCCACAGCAACCGCCGAGCAGCAGCACGCCGCACAGATGCGGAACCTCAACGAACTTGTCTCCGAGGGGGCCATCGACGAACGCCAGTACGCTGCGGCTGTCGAGCAGAGCAGGCAGAAAATGGCCGAGAACTCTGGCGCGACGAAGGCGGCAGCGGCTGCCCAGCGTGCGCTGGATCAAGCGATGCAGCAGGGCGCAGCCGTCACCCGCCAATCCGCGACCGCGAAGGAAGCCTATCGGGCGAGAGTTGCGGAACTTCGCGGGCTGCTTCTGAACGGTGCAATCACCCAGCAGACTTTCAGCCGCGCCGTGAACGCCGCCGAAAAGGAGATGAAGCAGGCGTCCTCCGCGGCGAATACCTACCGCGGTTCAGCCTCTGGCCTCAACTCGGTACTCGGCAAACTCAACACGATTATCGCCTTGCAGGCCACCCAGTTGTTCGTCCAACTGACGTCGGCCATCACGCAGGCCGTGCGGTCAATCATCAACGTCGGCGGTGCCATCGCGAAGTCCGTGGACAGTACCGACCTGCTCGCGAAGCGGACGGGCCAGACCGTCGAGAACCTCGCGGCCCTGGAGTTCGCTGGACGCCAAGCAGGCGTCGGCATTGACCAGTTGGCTGGTGCGACGGCGAAGGCTGACCGGCTTTTCATTCAAGCACAGAACGGCGGCAAGCAGGCCGCAGCGGCGTTCAAGACGATTGGGCTGTCCGTGCAAGACCTCGCGGGGCTGTCCGCGGAGGATCGCTTCAACGCGATTGCGGACTCCATCGCAAAGTTGCCGACTCAGGCACAGCAATCCGCCGCGGCCATCGCCATCTTCGGGCGTGCGGGCGCGGGGCTGGTGCCGCTGTTCCAAGACCTTGAAGGCCGACTCGGTGAAGTACGAGCGCAGGCCGAGCGGGTTGGGTTCGTGTTGTCGGGCGACCAGGTCAAAGCCATCGACAAGATGAACGACTCCCTCGACGTCGCGAAGTTGTCGTTTGAAGGGATCGTCCGACAGGCCACGGCGTACCTGGCTCCCGCAATCAAGGCCGCCGCCGATCTCTGGACGTCGTTCGTGGAGTCAACCGGCGGGGCGAACATCGGCCAGGGCATCGTGACCGCCCTGCTCGACGGTGCCGAGTTGGTGGCGCGAATGTTCGACTTCGCCGCCAGCGTGTTTCGGCCGGTTTGGGAATACGCCTCGCAGGTCGTGAACGGCTTCGGCGGTGCGGCGAACATTTGGAACGGCGTGGCAATCGTCTTGCAATCCGTGGTGCTGGCCTTCAAGGGCGTGCTGGCTGGCATCGGTGCGGTCGGCTCCGCGTTCGGTGCAGCCATCACGAAACTGATGTCCGGTCTGCTCGGAGTGGCCGCGAAGGTGGCCGAATACTTCGGCAAGAACGAACTGGCGAAGACGTTGAAGGGGATGCAGGAATACACCGACAAGGCATCGAAGGCGTCCTACGAAAACATGATCGCGCTCGGTCAGCAGTCGGGCGAGAGTTTCGCGGGGGCCGTCGAGAACATTTGGAACCCCGAGAAATACGGCTTCGCGATGGGCAACGCCGCGGGCGGTACGTTCGAGAAAAGCCTCGAGGATTTCCGCGCTCGGCTTGCGAACCAGCAGGCCGATGCCGCGAAAAGGGTGCGGGAGGCAGGTGACGGTGCAGCCGCTGGCGTGGCCGCTGTGGTGGAAACCAAACTCGCCACCGCCCTCGACACACGCACGAAGGAAGGCAACAAGGAACTCCTGCGGCTCATGTACGGCTCGACCCAAAGCAAGGTGGCCGAGGAGACGCGTGACGCAACGGAGCGGGTTGCGGACGGCGTTGACGATCTCAACGACAACATCGACAACCTTGGCATGGAGGCATTCGCGTTCCCATGAGCGTCACAGGATGGAACGAAAGCGTAGCGGCACGATCCATGACCGTGGACGTAGGAAACGGTTATGAGTTCAGCCGTTCATTCACGGTGCAGGTCGATCTTCCAGGCACGCCGCTGCTCCAGATCGTCAACGCCATCGGCATCGGACTGTGGGCACCGCATCCCGAGGACTATTTCAGCAAGGCGCAGAAGTTCGACGTCAAGCCACGCGGCTCATCGCTGCTGCTCTACGAGGTCACCGTCCACTACAAAAAGGTGGAGGAGAAGAACGAGGATCGGCAGGAGCAAAAGCACGGCAACAACCCAAACCCTACATCGAACCCCGCACAGATCCCGAAGCCCACCTGGTCGGGCGGCACCACCTCGAGCAACGTGCCGTTCACGGAGGACGCCGAAGGAAAGAAGGTCACCAACTCCGCAGGCGTGCCGTTCCCAGACGCCGAGAAGAAGGTGCCGACGCCGACGCTCACGCACACCCGCACCTACCCTTCATACAACGCCATGCAGTCGGCGGTCGGCCGCATCGTCGGCCGCGTGAACAGCGTTGCGTGGGCTGGCGGTGACGTTGGCGAATGGCTCTGCGAATCATCGAAGTGGTCATGGAAAACCGAGGGCCAGGGTGACGCGTCCCTGCGGTATCTGGAGTGCAGTTTCGATTTCGCCCTACAGGAAGGCGGCTGGGCGCAGAAACTCCTCGACGTTGGATACCAGCAGCGCGTGGACAACGACGGCAATCCGAATGCGGGCGGCGCGAAACTCGGCGCGATCCTCGGCGGTGACGGCAAGCCTGTGAAGGAGCCTGTCGGGTTGAACGGCAACGGCATCGCGATGGTGCCCGCGCCGTCACCTGGCAATCCGCCCCTGGTCATCAACGGCGGGAAGGGTGCGATGCCATACAAATCCACCAACTTCCAGCCGATAGTCGGGAGTCCTGTGTGATGGCGAAGCCTGTCGGGTTCACGCGTGAAGCCGCGCAGCGTGTCGCCAACGCCGTCCGCAAGGTGGAGGGCGGTGCCGACGCAACCGTGGGCGGTTGGTACACCTACCGCTCCGACGAGTACGAGACTCGTTTCCTGCGGATCGCGGGGATGCTCCCCAACTGCGGCACGGTGCAAGCCTCGGCGGTGACGATTGGCTCGGTGGGTGACTGCGGTGCCGAGTTCAAGCCCGTAGCGGCCACCGGCCCGCAGACCGTCCGCGACATCGCAAGCGTGGTGAGGACGTTTCGCTTTGCGATGGATCAAGACCCCGACCAGCCGCTCGACCCTGGCACGGTGGTCGAGTGCGACTTCCAGAAGCCCGCCAACGGCAGCGGATTCTGGCGGGTGCTTCGCGTCGTGGAGTGCGACTGTAGTTCGGGCGGCAGCAGCAGCAGCACGCCGAGCAGCAGCCACCCGAGCAGCAGCGACTACAGCAGCAGCAACTACAGCAGCAGCGATTACAGCAGCAGCGATTACAGCAGCAGCGATTACAGCAGCAG